AGTCTTACCAACACCGGCAGGAGCAACAATCACTCCAAGTTCTCCAGCACCAAGTCCGCCTTGAGTTAAGTCGTCAATTACTTCCCAACCTGTCGGAACCGTTATTCTTGCAGTTTCTGAATATCTCTCTTCAATATGTTCAATATATTCGTGTCCTATGTTTCTCTCAGTCCCAGCGTTCAAAGCGTCATCAACAAGTCGTTTGATTTGTTCGTAATCACCATTAGATTCTAATATATCAACTGATTTTATAATAGCACTTTTTAAAGTTTGATTCTTAAAAAAATCAAGAGTTTCATCTTGAACAAATTCTAAATCAGGTGATTCTAAGTATCTAAATACTTCTTTAAGATTCTCGACAATAGATACTTTTAATATATCATTCTCTACTTCACTTGTCTTTACTTTAAATACATCAAGTGTTATACACTTTCTATATTCATCATAATATTTTTTACATTCCTTTATAACCCATTTTAAACTATCACTATCATAATTACTTTCATCAAGTATATCGTGTATCTGTTCAAGAAATGATTGATTCTTCATCAAACATGCAACTGATTTAACTTGAAATGTGTGTCCAAAATCTTGTAATTTATTTGTCATTTATCTCCCTTTTTCATCCAACCATGTCCTTTTGGTAACCCATATTTATTTACTCTAACATAAACAATCCTATCAATTGTTAGTACGGTCTTGTCTGCGTGTAAACTTCTTACTTCACAACATAGAGTACAAGATGACTTTCCTATATCCAATGTCTGCATTCCTATCTCTATCACATCACCAAGTATAACAGGAAACTTAAAATCAATTTCTGACATTAGTTTAGTTACTATAAGACTTGTATTCAATTCTAAGCCTGCATGTATCCCACCTTCTTCATCAATCCATTTAAGTAGTTGTCCTCCGTGAAGATAACCTCTTGGATTTAAGTCGGTATGTGTTATTAACTTACGAGTTAAAAATTTCATTAGTGGTTTCTCCCTCCATCAAATACACATACAAAAATTAAATCTTCATACTTACTTGTATTAGATACTCTATGGAAATCTCCATCAGGTATCAATACTATATCACCAGGCCCGACTAGGTGAACATCTGTTCCAACTATCATCGTTCCATAACCACTCACAAACTGATATACTTCTTCTTGTCCTTTATGATTATGACCTGTTGTACTTTTTTCTGGATGTAGTATAGTTTTTGAAACTATCAACCCATTTAAGTTTGTATTATCAATTAATGTATATGTTTTGTTTTGTTTTATTACTTTACTATCTTTACCGTTTAAACTAATTTTCATATCTGTTCTCTTAAATATTTTTTAACTATTTTATTATCTTTTAAATATTCTAACAATAGTTCAGGTTTATCAAGTGCTTCGTATTTATATTTTCTGTGAAATCCATTATGACATTTGATACATAACACGACTCCATTATACTTATCATACCTCTTACCCTCAAACTTATTCCAACTAAATATGTGATGAGCGTGTAGTACTCTTGTTGTCTTTCTTTTCTTGTTACACTTAACACATACATAATGTCTTGATATCCCTATTTTCCTTTTGTTCATCTCAAAAACAAGTTTACGCCAAGTCTTATACCTTACTTGACCTTTAGTACTTTTCCACCTGTTTCCTTTTTTAAATCTCACTTTTTAGTTAGACCTCTAAATCTATCTAATCTTGTATACTCCATTATCCAACTATCAAGATTTTTAATCTGAGTTGATAACTTATCCTTTAAAAACATTGTTTGAAATCTATACTTAATCAATTGTGGAACATCTCCATTCACAGCTCCTTGTATTTTCAGCTTCGTATGGTTTGGTATGTCTACATTTTGTAATTGCATTAATAAATAATTCCTCTTTACTAAGTTACAACTATTTTTTATATTTTCCAAGAGTTTTATTTTACCATCTGATTTTTCTACAAATTCTAATAAATCCCTTACATCAAATTTTTCTATAGACGAAATTTTCGGACAAAATTTTTGTAGGGTTTTGAGTCCTGCACCTTTTATTCCCCCTATATTATCAGACTTGTCACCATCTAATATTCTGAAGGTTAACATATTGTGGGAATGTACACCATATTCTTCGAATACTTTTTCTTTGGTATAAAGTTTCTTTTTTGTTGGAGACCAAACTTTTACTCTATCATCTACAAGTTGTAAAAAGTCTTTATCTGTTGACATTAGAAATATATCACTTTCTTTAAGTATTTGTTGTGATATATAAGCCATTGTATCATCAGCTTCTATTCCATCTACACATAAAAGAGTTAAAGGAAGTTGCTCAAGATACTCAATCAACCTACCCATTTGATGTTTCATAGATTGTTGTTCATCTTGTGGGGCTGTTCCCCAATCAACATTACGATTCAATCTACTCTTTACTTTACGAGTACCTTTGTATTCTGGATATATCTTTTGTCTTCTACCACTACCATTCTTGCCATCAAAGACAATGATTACTCGTGATGGTTTTAGAATGTCTGAAGTATATCTAATTGATTTTAAAAACCCAACCATACCTCCAACATGCAATCCATCATCATTAATAGAAGGATTAACTGCGAAGGCTCGAATAAATGTATTCAAGCCGTCCACAATTAATACTCTGTCATTGAGATGTTGAACTGATTTTGGTTCCTCATCTTTGATTTGGTCTAAAAATGATATAAATTTTTTATTTAAATCAGTTTTAGATTTCATCAACTACCTCATCAGTTTGTTCTACATCATCAATACCAAGTGTCTTAGAATCGTATTTAAGAATACAAGCTTCACATATCTGACTATAACAATAGTCTTTTAATTCTGAATTAGTTAACATTAACTCTTCAAAATCTTTAGATTGAAATTTATATTCTTTAATCAATTCGCCAGTTTCAAGGTCAGTATGTTGTAATGTATACCAAGCACCACCAACTTTTAAAAGTTTGTGTTCTTTCATTACCGTCAACCAACTACCAAAGTCATCAATACCTTTATCAAAAAATAATGGAAACTCAACGGTCCTCATTGGAGGCCCGAGACGATTCTTAATTACTTGTCCTTTGATTTTAATACCTATGGTATTCTTATTACCATCTTTGATTTGTCCAGCATTTTTGAATCTAACACGAGTTGATGAATGAAATGGAAGAGCCTTACCACCTGAAGTAGTCCAAGGGTCTCCAAACATTACACCTAACTTTTGTCGTAGTTGATTTGTGAAAACCAATGCAACTTTTTGTCGTGCTATCATCTGTGTTACTTTTCTCATAGCTTTACTTATAATAATAGCTTTAGCAGTAGCCCAACCATCCTTATCAAAGTCAGCATCCATCTCTACTTTTGTAGAAGCAGCTGCTAGTGAATCAACCAAGATTGTAACTAACTTATCTTTATCTGATTCTCTGATTTTAGTAATGATTGTTTCTATTGTTTCAAATATCTCTTCACAAGTTTCAAGATGTACATATAACATTTTACTTGTATCAACACCAATAGCTCTCAAGAACTCTTGAGATACTGCTGATTCTGTATCAATGTAAACTGCTATACCATTTTGTTTTTGTGTTGAAGCTAACAAATGAGAACCTATTAGAGATTTACCACTACCTTCTAAACCATTTAACTCTGTGATTTTCCCTACGGCAACTCCACCATTTGGTTTATTAGCAATTGCTAAATCTAACATAGTTGAACCAGTTGAAATCCAACCCGTTACATCAGTAGGATTGCCACCTTCTTCAAGAAAGTAAGCAACTTTTTGATGTTTGAATTGTTTATTTAGTTCATCGGCTATTACACTAGCCAATTCGTCTTTTTTAGACATATTGTTCTCCTAATTAGAGAGGAAGTGTTCGAGGTAGGACTTACACCGACAGATGCCGAGAGCTCAAACACTCTTCTCATATTTGTTATTTATTAGCTATTGAATAATTGGTCAAAGGCATCTTCAACATTTTCTGTTTTAGTAGCTGTAGCTGTAGTAGTAGTTCCAGTATTTGAAGTTGGAGTTGTACTAGCTGCTACACCAGTAGATGTCGTAGATGTTTCTTCTTCACCATCAGAAGGATTTAAGTAGTTTTTTAAAGCTTCCTTTAAATCATCATATGATGGTTCATTATATAATTCATTAATATCTGCTTGTTTTTCAAAAACAGCTGTTAATAAATTTTCATCCTCTGTTATTGGTGTCTGATTAGGTTTTACTCTAACCGTAGTTTTACCATATTGATTTCCAGCCTCTGCGGGAGTCTGTCTTTCAATCATAATATCTCTACCATTAGTTGGGTCAGTAATATCACCGTAATCTGGGTCTGCGATTACACTAAGTAATTCTTGATATACGGTTTTACCAAATCCCCAAAATTTAACACCTTCAGATTCTTGACCTCTAACAACTACAGGTGCAAAAGTACGCATTTTAGGTTCAAGTCTTTTACCTTGAATCCATTCGTCTTTATTTCCTGTTGACTTTAGTTTGTCAGCAAATTCTTGAACAGGGTCTGGACGACCGTGTGTCATTGGTGACAAGTAAGTTTTATTATCACCTAAATTATAATGAAAGTATAATTCCATAAATGGATTATCTTTATTATGCTTGTAAGGGACAATTCTAACTACTTGTTTACCTGGTTGAGGTTTCCAGAATTGCTTTGTTGTTGATGAAGTTGATTCTAACTGAGTTAGACGGTTTTTTATGGCGTTTATATCCATTTGTATTTCTCCTGTGTTTTATTGTTTATCGTTTATCGTTTATGGTTAATCGTATAACCATATAACCTATTTTATACATCGTCTATAAATATACGACGCTTTTTCCGAACATACAAGCTTTTTTTTATTTTTTTTCAATCTTTTCTATTTTAAAAATTCTTGTAGGTATCTTTTTTAATCCTTCTGAGTTTGTAATCATCAAAGTGTTCCTAAAATCTTCCCAAGGCACTTGATATTTACTATCCAGTAAACCATTGTTTAATAATATAATAACTTCATTTAATGCATTTATTGTATATAATGTATTAGTAAACTTCTTTCTATGTAAAGAGATAGTACCTGGAATCAGATTAAAATCAACTTTATCAGTAGTATCTACATTATATGTACACATTAATTCATCTACACTATTTTCATTTTGTAACACATAAACCTTATCAAAAACTATAGTGTAAGTTTCTGATATACTTTTTACTATATTATTAAGTGTTTCTTTAGTTGTAAATGTACATAATAGCTGTGTTTTCATTATTTACTTTCAAGACAATTTTGCATGTCTTTACCTAATCCACCTGCTATTTTACTTAAATCACCTGCTGTTCTCCAAGTGTCATCACCTATTTCAACCGTTTTACCTTTAGATACAAAAGAGAGTTTCATTGTACCTGGCTTTATTCTTAAATTTTTCTTTATGTGGTCTTTTAAATCACCTTCACCATCCCAACCTGTTAATTCTCCTAAACAATTTCTAAAATCTTTTGGTGAATATGATTTATCATTAATCTCAATCATTTTCTTATCATCATCTACACCATCAATGTATCTATCCCAATGCATTCTTTTCATAAATGATGCTGTATATGTTTGTTCATTAGGTCCTGCTTCTGTATCATATTTTTTTATAGCATCATCAGATGATAGACTTGGGTCTTGTTCCATATAATGATTAACATCTAATTCAACCATACTATTATACATATTTTCGTGTGATTCTTGCATTGCATCTTTTCTTGTCTGAACATTTTGTTCTAATTTTTCTAAAGCTTTATTGTTGTAAATTGATAAACAATCTTCTGATGACATATTACCACCCATTAAAGGTTTTTTAGTTGATGGACTTTTCTTATTAGCAACATATTCAGCCGCTTCTTCAGCTGACATTGGTTTGTTATCCCAAACAGCATTTCCATCTTTATCAAAGACTGGTTTCCCTTTCTTTAATTTTTGTTTTCCAGCAATTGCTTTATCCATTTTTTCTCTAATTGATGCAGTTGCTGTTGCTATCTTGAATACAAGTTTATTTGGTGCTTGTTTTGTTGAATTATTAAGTCCATCTGCTT